TATCTTGCTTACTTTATCTAGAGCAAGCGAAGAAAAGGGCTTCAACCGTATGGTGGAAATGGCTCGCAGGCTGGAAGGTGCTGGCAAGAGGTTCATCTGGCTAGTCGGCTCTACACTAGAAAACTCAACTCCAGAGATTCGAGCAGCAGTTCGCTCTGTGCCAGAAATGATCCAGGTGCAACCACAATTTTATACTAAACAATTACTACGCATCGCAACTTACCTGGTTCAGCTCTCTGACACAGAAGCCTATTGCTATGCCATACACGAGAGCTTAAGTTCAGGAGTTCCGGTTATCGCTACCGAGTTCGACCAGGCTAAGAAAATCGTCAAGGACGGCAAGAATGGTTATCTATTAAAGTTCGACCTATCTAACCTAGATATAGACAAGATATTCAACCAAATACCGTCAGGCTTTAACTACACCGAGAAAATAGACCCACTCTGGGCTGACGTTATGGAGGGTAAGTTATGATCTCGATTATTATCCCTATCTATAACAGGTTAGAGCTAGGGCTTAAGTTAATAAATAAGTTAGGAGGACAGCTAGAAGAACAAAAGAGAGCAGACCAGACGCAGGTTATCTGTATAAATGACGGTTCAACCGAGGAGCTAGAGTTCGAGAAAGATATTAAGAACGCTTGCAAAAAGTATGGTTTTGAGTATTACACCCAAAAGAACGCTGGCGGTGCTGCAACTTGCAACCGTGGTATCGAGAAAGTAAAGGGAGAGTATTTTACCTTTATCGACTGTGATGACGATATAACAGACGAGTATGTAAAAAATATCTTCTCAGAGTTAGGGGACGGAGAACATCTTATAGCTTTTAGGTGGGTATTTTTAAGTAGCAACGAGGTTGGAGACTGGTATCACAGACCAGATGTTAACCATAATGTTTGGAGCTATTTATTCAGGACAGACTACTTTAGCCAGTTCAAGTTTAACGAGAAGATAAATATAGCTTGGGACTATGACTATGTAGAACGTTCTGTAAGGTCTAAGCCAGATATGTATATTAGATACGCTGCGAATAAGATAAATGTTATCTACAACGACCTAAATCAGCAAAGTATATCAAAAAAAGCCAGCCGAGGAGAAATAGCGGCTGAGAGAGGAGAATAATGAAAGCTAGTGTGTTTATCAGCAAAAGCTGGCACATAAACCCAGACAGGGACTACAAGAAGTTCCCGTGGAGTGTATACAAGAGCCTCCGTATGAAATGGCTCAAAAAGAACCTACCAAAAATCACTAAGAAACAGATGAAGCTAGAGCGAGAGTTAGCAGACTGGTTTCAACTTGAGAACTACGAGGAGAGACACAGATGACAATTAGAATATCAGGTGGCGGTCTTATCACAATTCAGATCGTGCTAATTATATTAAAGCTCACAAACGTTATCGACTGGAGCTGGTGGCTAGTATTGTTGCCAGCGTTATTGCCAGTAGCGTTGGTGGTTTTAGTCTTTTTAACAGTTATAGTAGCTTTAGCCGTTGGGGTTAGCGTAGGAGAAGAAGAATGAAAGAATCAGACTTACAGGTGCAAGTAGCAGACTATCTTAGACTGCGTTATCCAGACGTTCAATTTCACTCTGACTTCGGCTCAGGTATCAAGATGACAAAGGGTCAAGCCGTGAAACAATACCGCCAGAACGGTGGTCGCAGAGGTTGGCCGGATATGTTTATCGCTGAGCCTAAAATCAGACCTGGCTTTGATGATACTTGGAAATATGAGAGCTTAGGGCTATTTATCGAGCTTAAAGCAAAAGGTGTCCGACTCAAGAAGAAAGACGGCACTTGGGCTTCTACACATCTCAAAGAACAAAACGAGGTGTTGAATAAGCTCCAGAGGAAGGGCTATAACGCCTATTTTGCAGTAGGGTTCGAGGAAGCAAAACAGATTATAGATGATTATTTAGGAGGAAAATAGATGGCAAACGAACAGAATCTAATACCAAATAGTCAGCGAACTCCCGAAGAACTCCGAGAGATGACACGAAAAGGTGGTATTCGTTCTGGCGAGGTTAGACGTGCAAAAAGAACCTTCCGTGAGCTAATGGAAGAATATGGTGGAATGCCGGACGAGAACGATCCAAGACTTACAAACGACCAGGCAATTATGATTAACCAGTATAAACTCGCAAAGAGTGATAAGCCTGGTAGCACAAAGGCTGCAGAGTTCGTGAGAGATACCAAAGGCGAAGCTCCAGCAAAGAACGAGCTGACCTTAAATGCGAATATCGAGAGTATAACTATTAACTTCGGAAAGGGTAAATAATGACTTGTGTCTCTGGCAAGAAAGAATATCCTACATTCTGGGCGGCAAACAGAGAGAACCAAAAGAAGGTGCGAGAACATTGCGTAGAAATGGACGTTTACAAGTGCAAGTTCTGCAATAACTGGCACTTAACAGGCCATAATCGCAAGCGAGAGAAAGAGTTAAGGAGGATAAATAAATGGAAGTAGAGGTAAACTTCCCTGAAGCTTATGAGGAAGCGGTAAAACATATCATTAACCGTGATAGGCGCTATGTTGTTGAAGAATCCGGACGTGCAGGTGGCAAGACTAAGAACTTCTCAACAGCGCTTATTTTAACAGCTATGCAAAAGAAGACACTTATCTGTGCTGGACGTGAGTATGAGAACACTACAGCCGATTCGGTTAAACGTGCATTAGCTGACGTTATATCTGGTCTTGAACTACCTGGCTGGACTATCCAGGACAAGAAAATGAAGTATCAGAACGGTTCAGAGATTATCTTCAAAGGGTTAAGGACTTCAGAATCTAAGGGCGCTATTGACGCACAAAGAGTGAAGTCTCTTGAAGGCGTTGATATATTCTGGGCTGAGGAAGCTCAGAGCCTATCTTCGGAGGTGCTAGACGTGCTTATCCCTACCATTCGTAAGCCTGGCTCTATGTTGCTTTTCTCGGCTAACCGTCTATCGGTTCACGATCCATACAGAAAGAGAATCGTAGAACCACTTATCGGAACAGACAACCTACCAAACTCTACACCGTTTGATGATGGCCGTACTTTTATCCAGCATATCAACTCAACCGATATTGAGGATTATCTACCAAAAGAGGTTATCGAGGAACGAGAACAGTTTAGAGTATTAGATCCAGAAATGTATAGACACGTTTGGCTTGGCGAACCTCTAACAGAACGTGCAGGCGGTATCTTCACTAAGCAACTGTCTGAAGCTCGAAACCAGGAACGTATCGGCGATTATCCATACCGTTCAGACAAAGAAGTCTATGCTGCGTTCGACCTTGGTGTTTCAGACTCTACTGCCATCTGGCTCTATCAGGTCATCGAAGGTTCGGTTCACTTCATCAAGTATATCGAGGACTTCGGCCGCACTATCTCAAGCTATTTCCTAGACCTTAAAGACCTTAACTACCGTTATGGAGAGATATACCTTCCGCACGACGCAGAGGCTCGCTCTAACCGTGCAAGCTCTATCGAGCAGATAGAGGCAACCACGCTTCGAGAAGACCTTGAAAAGTTGCACCCAGAGTTTAGGTTCAAAGTTCTCCCGGCTAACAAAGGTTATAGAGGAATCGACCTAGCCAGAGGTATGTTCTCAACGTTCTATTTCGACCAGAAAGGTTGCGAGCTTGGTCTCCAGCGTTTGGCTGGCTACCATTACGACTATTCAACCAAGAACGGTATCTGGAGTCAGACACCGAGCCACGATGAAAACTCACACGGTTCAGACGCTTTTCAGTACGCTTGTATGAGTATTGAAGACATCAGAAATAAGTCAAACGCTCTAGAAGGTGGGTTCAAGTTTAGAACTTTTGTACCGAAAGAGTTTAGCCATTACCAAGATTAAAGAAAATATGTTATAATGGTGGTAGTTGGCGATGCGTTTGGCAACAACTTGGCAGACGCAATTTATACATCTAAGAAATCGCAATCTGAAGCGAATAAGCTTCAAAAATATCTTAAGTGGTTCAACAATTCTTGGGACTACGCAAAAGAAAACTACCACCAAAGGTGGGAACGTAACTGGAAATTATACAACAACCGCACACCAAAGCGTATGCACCCTGGAAAGGTTGAGGCTTTTGTGCCTATGGTTAACTCTATGGTTAACACTAAGGTCGCAGCACTCTTTAACCGTCCACCAGAGGTAAACTATGTACCAAACAACAGAGACCAAGACGCTGATACTGCTATCTTAAACGAAGTTTATCAAGATTTCGCACGTAAAGACAACTGGGTTGGAAAGAACAAAGATATGGGCCGCCAAGGTCTCATTACCGGCAACTTCTGTGCTTACTACTGCTGGATTCAAGACAAGAACGGTGGCTACGTACATAAAGAAATCGTGCCTATCCGTGATATGATTATCGACCCTAACGCTAAAGACCCGGAGTCTTGGCACTATGTGGGCCGTAGATTTTTTGCTAACTTAAAAGACCTTAAAGAAGAAAAGACCTACGACTTCGAAAAAGAACGTTATGTCGCACGTTATAAGAACTTAGACAAAATTGGTTCACAGACAGACGACAACGAATCAGACAAGGCCAAGAAAGAAGAAGTTATCGGCTCTATTGCTAAGAAAGATACAGACTCAGTAGAGCTTATTGAAATCTGGACTCGTAAGAAAGTGGTAGTTATCGCTAACCGCACCGCTATTATCGAAGAAAAAGAGAACCCACACTATGCTATGGAGAAGACCAAGTTCGAGATTCGCAAGAAAGAGTGGGAGCTTGAGCGTATCGACACTTATGAAAAGACCGGAGAAGATATTGGCGAGTTTCCTGAGGAGTTCGACCCACTTTCTGCTGGTATCTTACCATTCGCACACGACTGTGAATACAAAGACATTTCACTTCCATACGGTACAGGCGACGTTGATATTATTGCAGACCAGCAAATGCTCTTAAACACCATTACTGAGATTCAGGTCGAAGCTGAACTTATGGCGGTCTATCCTGAAAAGACTATCGACCCTAAATACGCTTCATATATCGACCAACTCGGACAAGCTCCAGGCAAGGTCTATCCATTACCACAAGGTGCTATGAGCTGGAACAACCCACCACAGATTCCTACTGCTCTATTTAATGAACGTATGAATATCAAGGACGAGATTCGAGAAGTATCTTCTGTATCTCAAATCTCTAAAGGTGTTACCGCTACTGATTCTACAACTGCTACTGAAATCAAAGCTATGCTCGGTCAGAGCGACCTTCGTATTGAAGATATAGCTCAAAACCTTGCAAATGGTTTCTTCTTCCAAGAAGCGACTATCGTATTCAAACTCTTGCAGCTCTATGGTGGTAGCGACCTATATGTTAGGAACATTACTGACGCTGGGGTTCAGTTCAACCAAGTCAATATGGATAAATTCCTCGGCGAATACACTCCAATGGTTACACTCGACGTTATGAAGAAACTCGAAGACGCAGAGAAACGTGAAATGTATATGCAAGCATACCAAATGCTTATTGCAGACCCTACAAACAACCTTGAGAAGATTAAAGAGTATATATTGCCAAAGGTACTTCCAGACATTAACCACGAAGAACTTAAAGAGATCATTACTACCGTTCAGCAACAACAGTTACCAGCTCCAACCGAAGAAACAGTTAGAGAAGACGTAACTATCCCGGAACAAATCGCACCAGAAGAACAACCAAGCTTAGAGGAGGCTTATAGTGCTTAAAGAACCGCTATCATATACAGACAAGAAGGGTATGTATACATTTTTCTTCGAGTCTGAAGAAGGCGAGTTATTTAGACAGTTACTTAAAGATATGCAGGAAGAACGACTAAACCTCGCTCAATCTGCATATCTTAAGCTCCAAATGCCAAACGAGCAAATCGTAGCTAATGTGAACCAAGCAGGTGGTATCAAAGCAGTTATTGACTTTATCGACAGTATCGAAGTAGAAGTAAAAGAGCATAAGAAAGGGGAGCAGAAGTAGTCCGAGCGTAATTCTCTAATAGCAACCGTCAAGCCAGCTTATCAAGTTATAAATAACTAAATGTGGGAAGGCCCACACGCATCGCCAAATGTGAGATAAGCTGGGCTGACGGAATCGAGAGGTTCCGTACGCAGATATTAACAATAAGGAGAGTTCTATGGACGAACAAACTGGAACTGAGGAAGCTCTATTTGACCCCTCTGACTTCGAGGTACAAGAAGCCGAGCAAAGTGAAGATAGTGGCAGCCCAGCAGTAGAGGCAACCAACGAAGAACAAACAGCTAGCGAAGAACAAGCTAGTGAATCGACAGAGGTTTCTACTGAAGAAGAAAAACAAGAAGAAACACAAACTGGCGATGCAATAGATGAGTTCTTAGCGAAAAAAGGTATAGATAAAAACGACCCTCAAGCTATGAGAAAAGTCGTCGAAATGTATCAGAACGCTGAAAAAGGTTTCTATCAGAAATCACAAGAGAAAGCAAAGCTCGAACGTGAGTTAGCTAATTCTCAGCCGGCACAGAGTACGCCAGACCAACAGGCTTTGTCTGAGGTCAGAGCATTAAAAACTCAAATGGACGTAGAGAAATGGAAGCAGGAGAAGAAGCTCACACCAGAAACCGAGCAAAAGATGATGGACTGGTTCGCACAGCCGATTCCAGACCGTAATGGTAATCCTACACTTGACGCAAATGGCAACCCTATTA